GCACGATCGTATACGCTCTCAGTGCAAGGAGTGTGGCGGGGGCTCAATCTGCGAACACGATCGTATACGCTCTAAGTGCAGGAAGTGCGGCGGGGGCTCAATCTGCGAACACGGTCGTCAGCGCTCTCGGTGCAAGATGTGCGATGGGGGCTCAATCTGCGAACACGACCGTGAACGGAGGCATTGTCAGATCTGTGACCCCGCTGGATACGTAGCCAAGCTGAGACGGACTCGGCGATATCAAGCAGTAAAAACAAAAACAACCGCGACTCTCGAAGACCTCTGTATGACGGTCAAGGACTGGGTCGACTACCTGAACGGAACCTTCGAGAGAAATTACGGGTACCCGAGGACCGACGACGTCAAGGTTCACATCGACGAGATCGTACCGTGTTCTGCCTGGGATTTACCGACCGAAAATAAGTACTGTTGGCACTATCTGAACAGTCAGTACTTATTAGCGGATGAAAATCTGAGCAAGCGTGCGAGCTACACTGAAGAGGATAAACGCGCGATGATCGCGCGTATCGATGCGTATTATTTAGATACCGCGGATGACCTGCATGGAGATGGACAGAATGAACGCGTCCAGCATGCTGGAAATTGGCTTGAGCACGGTAATGTGCTTGGACAGGGAACGGTTCCATACGAGACGCAGGATAAAGGTAGAGATGAGGATGTTCAGAAGGAGAACGAGGATCTCCTTGACGACCTCGGACCGGTTACGGGACTTGGTAAAGATTTCTTGGAGCATTTTACTATAGATCGAGATTTTTTTCCTGGGGTAAAGTAAGTATGCTTCCCCTGACCGGTTCCGAACCTCGGTACACGACCAAGCGCTGGGGCTCGAAGCGCGGAATCGGGAATAATAATTGTTATGCCTACGCCATCGGCGATTACGAATCGTACCGTTGGCAAAAAGCGATCCCAGGTGACCGATCCGGCCTGTCAGGTTTGAACCATACGTACACACACTGTACTGATCTTCCTCGGCGCGTTATTTCCGATAACCCTAAAAAGGTCTACAAGACGGACGCCGCTAAAAAGTGTAAGCCTGGGTACTTTAAAATGATGATGTTCGTTTCGCCTGGACGTCCGACGAATTACATTCGTCAGGGCGATTTCCATTTTTACAAGCAACACGGCGTCGTGGAGTACAAGGTGAAGAAGGGCGATACGATCACCTCGGTCGCTAAGTTTTTCAAGGTTCCTGAGACCCGGGTCAAACGTGCCGGTCAATTCAGGGTGGGTAAGCGTCTCGTCTTCAAAAGTAATCTGTGGAGCCACAAGCGTGGCTGGGCAACGGGTCCTCTCCTGACGGACGCGAAGGGAAAAATCATCAAGGATCCTCGTAAGGCTTCGAGGGATTATCCTGGGTTAAACTATGAGAGGTACTGTAGCTCATTCTGTGTCAAGAAGAGAGGCGTCAAGGTCGGTAAGACCCATGCCAAGGTCGGCCAGAAGCGACTCTAAATCTAGAAGTTCCTCTACGTCGAAGTTTACATCAAAAATGTCAAGGACGTTTAGCACGTTCTGCTCACTCAATACCACGGCGTTCGCCGCCGCCGTGATATTGTTCGTTATAGATACTGTCACTTTAAACTTGGAACCGTCGAATACTTTTCGGCACATCGGGCAGGTGTTCTTACCTTGTTCTTTCCATGCTTCGAGGCAAGATGTGTGAAAGACGTGTCCGCACCGGAGCGGGGGGTTCGCCCGCGTCGGTCGGACCTCGTTCAAACAAATTGAACATGTCGGCATCCTATTTTACAAATCTAAATCTTTTTTTGGTCTAGTACGCGTTTGGGGTCTTGAGGAGAGGCTTATCGCAGGTGTTGCACTTCCCTGTACCCTGCTCCGCCTGTACGGCAGCCATGATCTCGGGGCCCTGCTTCTGGAGAAGCTGGCGGAAAGAGTAGTTGTCCTCGAGGGAGATCCCGTTTTTCTTCATGATATGGTTGTTCAGAAGCTGGATGGAGGACTGAACGGTGAAGCATCGGCCATCTGCCATACCGAGTCGCTGAGACATATTTTATTATTACCCTAGAATTTAATTTGGCGGTTGGTCGGCGTTCGTAACCACGATTGAAATCCTTTGGTCCTGAGGTGTTCCACCATCGGTCCGCACCTGTACCCGAGGTAAATATCGAACACGTCCTTCTGTTCCGTTGGTGTCACGCGAATCTCGTCGTTCTCGTTGATGTGGTCGTTGATGATGTTGTACGCGAAAGCGATCTCCTTCAGGGTTTCGGCACCTGTGATGATGATCTTCCCGGTTGAGAAAATCGAGGTGGTGATTTCCTTCATATCTTCTGAGGGTTTGAACTTGATTTTAACAGCTGAATACCGATCCGGCTCGAAGCTCACTTTGAAAATGTCACCGAAATTTTCAAACCAATCGGCCACCTTATGAAGATTGACGGTGTAGTTGAGAGAGAAATTTGAATTTATCATGACGACCCTGTACGCGTCGGTCGGTATTTCTTGCTGAATTCCCAAAAAAACTTTGAGTATGTGCGCCAGTTGAACGATGACTCTCTTACAGTCGAAGAGATCACAACACCCCGCGACTTGGACTGAACCGTTGGGAAACACCTTCACAGATTTCGTGCTGTACGTATCGTTGTAGGTGAGGGTGACCTGGTTGTAGAAAGTGGTCGGTTTCAACTTCCATTCAAACCCCTCGGTTTTCGAACTCGCCCGCTTCATTTTGTACGAGCCGATCATTTCGAAGACGGTCCGTAATTTTTTTATGTCGACGCTGTGACCGATTTTGGAGACCATCGTGATTGTGGTGATTTTTACCCACGACGGCCTCAATTTTTCTGGCAAATTCCCGCGTATGTCATCGAGCGTCAACAAATACGAAAAGGAATTGTTCGCGATCGATGAGTACATTTTGTGTGGGAAATATTTAAAGAATAACATTCACTTAGGTTTCCATTTTGCAACACGTGTAATCGTAGCGGTACACTGATTTACCGCCGGGAGCGGGAAACGGCGGGATGACGGTGCCGTCCTCGGCTGTCGCACCCGCCTTGAGCTGGAATCTGGTGAGCACCTGGTTGTCGCCGGGACACTTGACGTCCATCCCCTGGAGTCCCATGGCGCCGTCCGTGACGAGGTCCTCCGGTTTGAGCGCCCCGCTCGTCGTCTCGTAGTTCTGACACTGCCCGCTCGTGGGCGCGGCGAGGCATTTATACAGGTACTGGGTGGTATTTTCGTAATGATTACTGGGGTTCACTATATAGTCATACCTGAACTGACTGATGGGCGTTTCACCGAAGGTATCCATTTCCGTACTACCGTCTCGTCCCCTCCCTTTCCCGATACCGCCGAGATCGCACCGAACGTTGTGCCTGTACATGGTGCGCATATCGATTTTGGCATCCATGATTTTATCTCCGAGGGACGCCTTATTCACTATTTGCGTCTTTTGAGTATCGTCGAAAACCTTGGCGTCGATACCGCCTAAGCACGTGTAGTCGTACTTGTAGAGCCCGCCGTTGCAGCTTGTCAATTTAAACTGTTTGACACTGTTCCGCCCGCAATCGACTTTCATCGCGAGATCGTGGATGTTCGCCGTGCACGGCGTTGACCTACGATCCTCATAATAATTTTTTCGTCGGCGAAGTGAAAGTAAACCTGACATGTCCTCAGCTTCGTTCTCGGCGCCCTGGTCAAAGATCGCCTGCTGTGCCTCGTCCTCCTTGTCGTACGCCGAAACTTGGTTCCTTAACATCTGGAGTTCTTTCTCCCCGTCAGTTCCTTCTCCACCTGTGATCATCTTTTTGTCGGGCTTGAGGTACAAGTACACCGGCGACGCGCAACATATCACCGAGGAAAGGCCCACCACGAGCACCGCAGCTGCGGCCATATAGTATACTTAGAGAAAAGAATTGTTTACCTACCATATGCCGTCGTTCATTCGCGATGCCACGCACGTCCACGACATCGATGCGGACCTGGATTATGTTGAAATCACGTACAAAAAACAGAACCGCACCTACACTGATTATATCAACACCGAACCCCTCGGTTGGACCCGAATCTCCTGTACTGCGAACTACTACAGGTTTTTAGATGCGATGGTCGTCAAGACTGTGGAGGTTCTGCAGCGCATGGCCGAGTTGGCCCTCGAGGATATTTTGCACGACGAGCACGAGCCCAGGTTATGGGTCAGACTGATGCACGCCGTCCGAATTCTAGATCCCACGTTTCAACCACCTCGCATTGATATGGAAAGTGCTTGGCAAGTGGAGTTCATCGCCGAATCATGTAAAAAGTATATTCCGTCTGCGATCTATACCTGCATTTCGAAAAAGCGACTGTCGTATTTTAACGACGTAATGCAAAGACTAGCGCGAGAAGAATGAGCACGACGAGCGCGATTTTCGTCGAGTCGGGGGTATTCCTCGAAACGCCCACTGTAACGACCTTGGGCTTTCGGCACGAGACGCCGTAGTCAATGTTGCGCTTCGGGTGGATCACCTTGTTCATGACGTTCTGTTCCGCCTGCTCCGCGCAGAGGTTCGTGGCGCAGAACGGGCTTTTACTGGTCTTGTAAATCTCATCGACGCCGACCTTATCGAGAAGTCTCTGCTCAGTGTCGCTGGGCCTATCCCTGGTGATGCCGTCCTTCGAGTAGTACTGTGATATTTCAGTCCTGTCCGTCTGTCGGATACCGCCTGGGAGGCTGAATTCGTGCACGACGAACGGGTTGATCTTATCGATGGAATCTTGTTCGTTCATCATCTTGTTATTAACTCAGATAAAATTTTTGGTTCATTTTGGATTGGTGTTCGAGCCACATCTTGTCGAGGTCCACGTTGAGCATGTGGGCCAGTTGGAATAGGTAACTGAAGACGTCTCCCATCTCTACCATGACGTCCGTTCCTCGATCCTTCTTCAGGTTTGTTTTCTTGAACGTCCTCTTGTACTGACGGATCGCCGACGCAAGTTCGCCGACCTCCTCCGTCAATAGAAGCCATACGGTATCCACGGCGGCGCGGTCCCACCCCTTCTTCTCACAGATTCTCTTCGTCTCACACTTGTAGTAGTTCAGACTCATGTTTGCTTATTCATCTTACGGACCTACTCTTTAATTACATACCAATCTGATTGCGAGGGAGTTTCTTTCCAGCGGTGCTGGTGTTGACCGGTCGGTCAATGGGTTCGGCGATCGTGTCGATCTCCCTGGCGTAGGCCATGTACTGGGACACGCCGGTTTGGACCTGGGTGAGGGAACTGTCGATGACGCGGACGTTGAGGTCCCTCACCTGATTGTTCACGTTTTGGTAGTGGTCGCCGGAGTTACTGATGAACACGGCGCGCATGATGCTGTACAGGTCGTCGGGGTTTTGGTAGTCTATGGCGATACCCGTTCGGTTCTTAAAGGTTTGGCGGATCCCGCGCTGGATGAGATCCTTGTTGACCGCAGAGAAAAACAGCTTGTTGAGTGGCGTCTCGCACTGCTTCAGAGAATCGAGGTGAAGCATTGTTACTATAGTCGAACAAAAAAATATATGTAAATATTAAAATGCTGAGTCCCATTGACTTTTCTGATTTCGATTCCAAGCCGACTATCGTGGAAGATATCTCGTGCAAATCCCCAGCCTGCTTCATCGGGTCGTACCCCCCGGTATCGAAGCCCGGCGAAACCGGTCCGTACTACGTGAACACGTACCTCACCCAGCCGGATCGCCGGTTTGAAACCCTGGGTCCAGCCACCGTCAGGAGTGGGGACCTCGAGAAGTGCATGAAGTAATATAAAAATAAATTGAGCAGTGTAGATATAAAAGGATGAGGGTCACAAAACGCTCTGGTCGTGTTGAGGATATGCGCTTCGATAACGTCACCACCAGGATCAAGAATTTATCGTACGGACTCTCTCCGAACGTCGACTCCTCGAAGATCGCACAGCAGGTTTTCTCCTCCATGTACGATGACATCACCACCCAGGAGATCGACACTTTGTCGGCCGAGATCTGCGTCGGTATGATCACGTCCGATCCCGACTACGAAGTCCTCGCGACCCGAATCACCGCCAGTAACATCCACAAGGTGTGCCCCAACAACTTCCATCTCGCCATGCGCAAGCTCCAGAAGGC